CTCGTCTACGCCGTCTCAGAAGCCGGTCGAGCCGGCTTGGGTTCCCCTGTGGTGCTTCTGGCGTCCGCCGTCGTCGTGGCCGCTGCCCTCGGCTTCCTGGTCGTCGAGCACCATCACCCGGACCCGAGTCAGCCGTTCCATCAGCTCCGTGGCCCGCTCGAATTCCTTGAGCTGGTCGATCAGCGCTGGCACGGAGCGCCAGAGCATCGAGACGTTCTGGTGCGCGAGTTCCACGAGCGTCGCGGCCGCCAGGTGTGACTTGCCGCACCCGGTCGGGCCGAGGAGTACGAGCGCCCATCCCTCGGAGCCGATCCACGACTGCACCCGGCGCCAGGTCACCGCGTCGATGTCCGCGCGGCGCGCCTCCCTGTAGCGCCTCGGAATCTCTGCCTCGCCGAGCCGGATCGCGACCCGTTCCTCTGCCGCTCGAGCCCGGCAGCGGTCGCACAGTGGGATGTCGAACCGGCCCTCCTTGTCCTCCGTTGCCTCGGCCGCCTGGCAGTGGTAGCAGAGCCGTTCGATGCGCTCGGCCATCCCGTTCCGGATGTGCTCGAGGACCCCCTTCGCGATTGATCCAGCATCCTCAGTCGGTGCCACCGCTTGCCCCCTTCCTGTTGAGCTCCTCGTCCATCGCTGCAAACTGCGAACGCCGCTCGTCGTCGAGGCCGGCGCGCATCGCCGCAGACCGCGGAGGCGATGCGCGCGCCAGGATCTTCGTCACTGCCGCGGGGAGGTCCCGGAGGCGCAGCAGCCCACGCTCCTTGCTCCAGTCGTCGGGCTTCTCGAGGAACGCTGTCACGATCCGAGCCGCCTCCTCGAAGGTGCGACCGGCTAGGACCGACGCGACCGCCGCGAAGTCGGCCTTCTCGAGGAGGGGTGGGGCACCCTGCGTTCGCTTGAACTCGGTGGCGTAGTGGTCAACCAGGCGCTTGTGGTCGGGGTTGGTGTTTGCTCCTCGCCGCGTCTTGCCGTTGCCCTTACCGGGGACAGGCGACGTCAAGGTCAGGGCCGGCGCGACCGGTGCGGCGTCCGCCGCTCCGGGAGAGTTGTTAGTCTTGTCTTCTCTTACGGGTGCGGGTGCGGGAGATGCGTAACCTTTGCCGGATTGTTCGGAACTGTTCGAAACAGTTCCTAACGATTCCTTTTCCTTGCTGGGGTAGGGGGGGTCGAAACTTTTGCGCAAACGGCTCGATCACCAGCGTGTTACGGTCGCGCACACCCACGGGATGATACGAAATTGGCCCAGGATGGCGAATGACCACAAAGGGTGACAGCTCGCGCCCGTTCCGCCTGGTTGGGGATGGCGGCAACGGGGACGGCTCCCTCCCGGAGCATTGGCCATGCTGCCCGGACTACCTCTCGGAGACGCAGCGCCGGAGGTTCTATGCACTCTGCCAGCGGCTCGAGGATCACCAGCTCCTCGAGTCGGCCGACGTCGGCGACCTCGAGGCCCTTGCCGTGGCGGAGGACAACCTCGAGCAGGCGTGTCTCGCCGTGAACCTCGCCGGCAGGTACGTCACGACGGAGAAGGAGGGGCGCCCATACCAGTGCCCCGCGTGCAAGGGCTCCGGGGTGCGCCCGCTGCCTCGCGGGCGCGAAGGGGATCCCGCTCCTGCTGTCCATCCTCGCAAGCCAACCGGCCGTCCGTGTTCGACTTGTACGTCCCCAAACCGGGCCGAGATCGACTCGGCCCTCGGTCGTGGCGAGTCATTCGGGAGCGTTTCGAAACGTTTTGAAACGCCGAAGGGGACCCTGTTTCGCCACAAGCGCAACCACCTCGGGAAGCCGGCCACACCGGTGCTTGTCGACCCGGCAGACCGGACGTGCCTCGGCTGTAGGGGCCTCGGCGTGATCGTCCCCAAGACCACGGAGATGGTGGCCAGGCGTCCCGAGGTTGGGGACCAACGGAAGGCCATCGACCAGATCGCGATGCTCTCGGCCAAGCTCGGGCTGGACGTCACCTCACGAGCGCGGGTCAAGGGCAGCGCGGGCACCCGGAAACCGACCTCAAAGCTCCAGGAGATCCGAAGCCGCCGTGCGATACGCGAGTAACCCGATCGTGGACGCCTACGTCGCCGGCGTCCTGGACGGGAGTGTGCTTGTCAACGAGCTCGCGCGCCTCGCGATCGAGCGGCACGTTGCGGACCTCGATCGCTGGCCGAGCATCGTGGTCCGCGGCATCACACCCGAGGAGACCGCTGCCGACGTGTCGGCAGCCCGCGAGGCGGCACGCGCCCGCGGCGACGAGTTCTACTTCGACGAAGATGCCGCCCAGGCCTTCCTCGATTTCTACACCCTATGCCGGCACGTGGAGGGCGAGCTCGCCGGCCAGGAGTTCGTGCCGCTCCCGTACCAGGCGGCGGTCGACTGGATCAGCCACGGGTGGATGCGCACCGCGACCGGCAGCCGCCGGTTCAAGGAGCGGTGGATCGAGGAGCCCCGCGGCAACGGTAAGTCCTTCTGGCAGTCCTGCCACGAGCTCGGGATGATCGTGGCCGACCAGGAGCCCGGGGCCAAGGCCTACTCTCTCGCGACTGAGAAGCAGCAGGCCGCCGCGGCCGTGTGGGGAATCGCCGCAGAGATCGTCCGCCAGTCCCCGGACCTGGTCGAGGAGCTCGAGGTCCAGGACAGCTTCAACAACCACCGTATCTTCGTGCCGGGTACGGGCTGCGAGTTTCGGCCCCTCAAGTCCGACCCGAAGCGCGCCGACTCGCTCAACCCGCACTCGATCTCCTGCGACGAAGTGCACGAGTGGCCGAAACGCGAGCTCTACACGAAGCTGCGCACGGCCATCGGCAAGCGCCGCCAGGCGATGCTCACCAACATCACCACCGCCGGCGACGACCGGCCTGGGACTGTGTACGAGGAGCTCCACGACCACGCGGTGCGCGTCCTCCGCGGCTGGCAGGACCGGTCCTTCGAGGACAACGAGTTCTTCGCGATCGTCTTCGCCATCGACAATCAGGCCGACGGGTGCGACGAGGACGCGGACGCGTATGACGAGGGCAACCTCTACCGCGCCAACCCGGCGCTCGGCCACCCGGGGACCTCGGTTCGGATCGAGTACCTGCGCAGCATGGCGAACCGGGCCCGCGTCGAGCCGGAGGTCGAGCGCGACTACCTGCGCCTCCACCTTGGGCGCCGCGTCTCGGCAAAGGTCAAGCCGATCCCGGACGAGCAGTGGAAGGAGTGCGGCGCGCCGTCCCGCCTCGAGGGTCTCCTGGTGGCGGGAGGAGAGCAGGGTCCCGAGGCCGTGCTGGGTGCGGAGACGGCCCGGATCCTCCGGTTGCTCGGCCATCGCGAGTGGTCGGCGTTCGACAGCCGTCCGTGCTTTGCCGGGATCGACCTCTCATCGTCCCGCGACCTGACGGCCCTCACCCTCTACTGGCCGCCCTGGGCGGAGTGGCCGTTCGAGACGTACCGCTTCTTCGCCTGGTTGCCGCAGGAAAACCTCGAGGAGTGCCACCAGCGCGACCATGCCCCGTACGACCAGTGGGTGCGCGAGGGGTGGCTCGAGCTCACCGCCGGCGACGAGATCGACGAGGAGTTCGTGCTCAAGCGCGCCGTCGAGGTGAGCGAGAAATACGCGGTGATTCAGTGGGCCTACGACCCCTGGCACGCGGTCAGGCTCCAGCACGCGATGTTCGCCGCAACCGGGATCGAGATGGTGAAGTTCGTGCAGAACCTGCCGAACTTTGGCGAGCCAACGCAGCTCTTCCTCGACAGCGTCAAGGGCAAGCAGCCCAAGCTCATCCACGACGGCAACCCTCTCGCTCGCTGGTGCGCAAGCAACCTCGTCACCAAGGAAGACGCCCACGGCAATAAACGGCCGCACAAGAAGCTGTCCAACTACCGCATCGACCCGATCGTGGCCGCCATCATGGCGCGCGGACGCGCGATCGTGACGCCCACCGCGCCGCCTAAAGGCTCGATCTACGAGGACCGCGGGGTCAGGTTCTTCGGATGAGCGAGCAAGGGAAGTCGCTCACGGCCGACGTGCTCGCCGGCCTCGGAGTTGTGTGCCTGTCGGCTGGCGCCTGGATGATCTACACGCCCGCCGGCCTCCTTGTCGGAGGGGCCTTGCTCATCCTCATCGGCGTCAAGCTGGAGCGTGCCTGATGGGCCTCCTCGCCCGAAGCCTGCGCGTCGAGAAGCGAACGGTGCTGGAGAGCCTCAAGGGGATCGCCCCGTCGCTGTGGGACCAGCTCCACCTCACCTCGGCCGCGGGCCCCATCGTCACGGAGCTGACCGCGTCCAAGTCCACGGCGGTCCTGGCGTGCACCCGGGTCATCTCGGAGACCACGGCGTCGCTCCCCCGGCGGGTCTGCCAGCAGCTGCAACCGGCGGGCAAGCGCGCGGCGCCCACCCACCCTCTCTTCCGCATCGTCCACGACAAGCCGAACCCGATGATGACCTCGTTCACGTTCTTCGAGACGCTCCAGGCGCACCTCTGCATCTGGGGCAATGCGTACGCGGAGATCGTGCGGAACGGCAACGGCGAGGTGGCGGAGCTCTGGCCGATCCCGCCGGCGCGGGTGACCTCGATCTGGCTCGACTGGAACCTGCACCAGATGCAGTACCAGATCATTCTCCCGGACGGCCGGCCCATCGTCCTGACCAGCGACCAGATCCTCCACGTGCCCGGCCTTTCGTTCGACGGGTTCCTGGGCAAGTCGCCGGTGCGCCTCATGGCCGAAACCATCGGTCTTTCGCTCGCCGCCGAGGAGTTCACCTCGCGCTTCTTCTCCAACGGCGCCCAGCTTTCCGGCGTGGTCCAGCACCCGGGCGTCATGAGCGATCCGGCGGCGCAGCGCTTCATGAAGAGCATCGAGGAGAAGCACACGGGCCTCCCCAACGCCTTCCGGGTGATGCTGCTCGAGGAGGGGGCAAAGTGGCAGGAGACCGGCATGAAGCTGGTTGAAGCCCAGGTCCTCGAGCTGCGGAAGTTCCAGGTGGAGGACATCGCGAGGGCCTACCGCGTCCCCCTCCACCTCATCCAGGCGACTGATAAGTCCTCGAACTGGGGAACGGGGATCGAGCAGCTCACGATCGCCTTCGTCACCTACTGCATGCGGCCGTGGATCGTGCGGTGGGAGCAGGCCCTCCAGAAGCTGTTTCCCCCTCAGGACACCGCGCAGTACTTCGTCGAGTTCCAGTTCGACGCCCTCATGCGTGGCGACTACGCGTCCCTCACCAAGGGGCTGCAGCTCGGGCGCGTGAACGGCTGGCTCAACGCGGACGAGATCCGCGAGGCTCTTGGCTACAACCCGATCGGAGGCCCTGCCGGCCAGGACTACATCATCGCGCTCAACATGGGCGCATCTGGCCCCGTCGTTGAGGGGACCGACACGGAACCTGAGACCGACGTGCCGGACTCCAACCCGGACACGCGGGCGCCCGGTCGAATCGTCATGGTCAACGGGGTGCACGTTCCCTCCAACCGGGGCACGCGCGCGGGCGACTTTGGGCCCCTCCTCGACGCGGCCTGGGAGCGCATCACCCGCCGGGCGAGCCAGGAGGTCGGGGCGGCAATCGAGAAGGCCATCAAGAGCGGCGAGGACCCGGCCGTCCGGCAGACGATCTCCGGCTGGCTGATGGAGCACCGCGAGTACGTGGACCAGCAACTCGGGCCGATCGTGGCCGCCGGCTGGCGGCCTGGCAGCAACGGAGGCGGAAATGGCGCGCATCCCTGATCTTCGCAGCGCAATCGCGGTTCACCACACGGCCACCACGGACGTTGCGTGGGACGGCGGCGAGATGGTGAAGAGGTGCAAGGCAAACGAGACGGAGCTGAAGCTGCTGCACGCCTGGCGTTCCTACGACGGGGACCCTAACGTGAAATCGAGCTATAAGTTACCGCATCACATGGTCTCGGGCGACGGCCAGGTCCACGCGGCCAACATCAAGGCGTGCCAGAGCATCATCGGGGTCCTCAACGGCGCGCGCGGT